GCAGTCCAGAAAAGCGGTGATCAACCCAGAGTGACCACTAAAACTCTGGATCAAAGACAAGCATCTCCTAACTTGACGTATAGAACACAGTCAAATAGGATGGGATCTGCGGGAAATAATTCCCGTATGACCCGAGATTACACTCGCAAATGAGGTACGAAATGTACGGACGCAAAATGAAGGGTCGTAAGACCCGTCGGTAAATCCGCAATAGTGGTTATGGGTATGGCTGCTTACCCCTCTAAGTGGCCCCAATTAGGAGACTGTCATGGCACGCCGTGGTCGTAAAGGTCGCAAGTAATTGCGTCGTAACAGGTTTTTAAACCGGCCTGCGGGAGGTGGGCGATGAGCCTCCCACTTGACTTTTATAAATTAATAGTTTAAAAGTTCGCAAATGAGCGTACCTAGTGATAAATTGATGGAGTTGATGAAAGGCAGTCGCAGCGCAAATGCGTCGATGCCTGGTGATCAACCCAAGCCGCCAAGTGCGGATGAATCTCCTCCTATGGCTTCGCCAATGTCTACCCCTGAGAAACAAATGGGTACACGCGAAGCTGCAATGATTAATGTCTCAATTGCTCTTGATCTTCTGGAGCAATCATTGCCAGCAATTGGTTCTGATTCGGAAGAAGGCAAAGCAATTATTGATGCAACTAGCAAGCTAGGTGGTTTGCTAGGCGGGAAACGCAACCAGACGGCTGAACTTCAGCAGTCAGAGATTTTGCAGATGTTGCAGACTCTGCCTAAAGCTGGCGGCATGACTCCCGAGGCCAAGTCTCTCCAGTCAGCACCGCCCCCCGGTATGACGCCCCCAGGCGCAGGTGCGCCGCAACCTCCTAAGATGGGATAAAAATGGATCTTTTTAAACCTCGGGGCGCATCGGCCCCACGCCGTCCTACGGACGATAAGCAGGAAAACGGTCAGATTGTTAACACTCCCCGTTTTTCACGTTTTGGTGGCCTTGACAAGCCTAGCGATCTTTCTAAGAACCGCATGATTGTTCAAAAGCCAGCAGACGGCAAGAAAGTCATCTAACACCACATTGTAACGAGGGTAACAATGTCTCTTGAAAACCTTAGTATCGACGCCCGTGATGAACTCGCGGCGCTCGCTCAACAGTTGGCTGAAAATCCGTCAACGCGTAAAGAATTTTTGCGGATGACGAAGAAAGTCAAGCCTGATCTTCCAATTCCAGAACTGGAAATTGAAGAGAGCACCAACAAAGCCTTGTCACTGGCAGAACAACGAGTCCAATCGTTGGAAAACAAGCTGCGTGAGAAGGATGCACTAGATGATTTGCAACGTCGGCGCAATGCCATCAAAGCAAAGGGTCTGGTAAACACGGAAGATGATATTAAGGAAGTCGAGAAAATTATGCTTGACCGGGGTATCACTAATCACGAAACCGCCGCTGAGTATCACCAGTGGATGAAGCAGTCTGCTACGCCCACTCCATCAGGGTATAACCCACAAATTATTCAGAAAATGGATCTGAATAAATACTGGAAAAACCCTGTAACCGCAGCAAGAAACGAAGCGGTCAACGCATTGCAAGAACTGCGTCGTCCGAATCGTCCTATTGGTTTGTAATTTTTACCGGAGATAAACATGCCTATTGGTGGTGGAATTCTTCCGGCTACGGGATCTACCCAATACACCGAGCTTACTTATGTAACTCGGAGGGCGTTTATCCCCAAGCTGGTTGTACAACTTTACAACTCGACGCCCCTACTTGCAGCTCTGATTGCTAACAGTCAGCAAGCCAGCGGTGGTGTTTCCTCAGTCACTGTCCCCGTCCAAGGGGCACAGTTTGTTAACGCACAGTGGTCGGACTACAGCGGATCTTTCGCTCAACCGTCTGTCCAGCAAGGTGCGTTCAACGCTGAATACAACCTCAAGTTGATGATCACCCCAGTCCCATTCTTGGGAATGGAAGGTGTGGCACAGCAAGACGCTGCAATCATTCCTCTGGTTGAGGCTCGCATGAACGATGCGACCAACGTCATGATGGATGCTATGGCGACCGCGCTGTACAACAACTACACCAACACGCAGCAGTTTATCGGGCTTCCTGGCGCGATTGACGATGGCACGAACTTGACGACCTACGGCAACATTAACCGTAGCACCTACACCTGGTGGAAGTCGAAGGTTTACAACGCCGGTAACGTCAACCCCACCCGTCAAAACGTCCTGCAATACATTTCTGGTACCGTGAAGAACGGTGCTGAAGTGCCTTCGTTTGGTGTTTGCGGATTCGGAACTTGGACGCTTCTGGCGCAAGACTTCGTTGGTCAAGAGCAGTATGTCATCACCCCAGGATCTGGGTTTGATGCAGACAGCAATGGCCCACAGGCTGCGTTCCGTGCCCTGATGGTTGCCGGTGTGCCGATCTATCCAGATCCATACTGCCCAGAAGGAACCGTCTACTTCGTTAACACGAACTACCTGAACCTGTACATCCATGAACAAGGTTCGTTTGTGTTTACCGGCTTTGAATCGACCCTGCCTAACTGGCAGATCGGTTACGTCGGCGCAGTCTTGATGATTGCAGAGATGGTCAGTACCAAACCCAAGTCTATGACACGGGTTGGGTCTTACAACTCTTTGAGCCTGTAAGGAGAAAGTCATGGCATTAGCCTTTAACAAAATCCTTGTAGCTGGCGCGAATTCCAACACCACTGGTGCTTACTTTCAGACCACAACTCTGAGCGTTGCAACTGGTGCTGGTAACGTTATTCCTGCTGGTACTTACCTCATGTTCCCAACCGGGAACGTCACCATTATTGCTAACAACGGAACTGGATTCAGCACCGTTATTGGTAACAACACTGGTGGTTTCGTAATTAGCGACGGTCAGAACGTGTATGCCAACTCTTTGGGTAGCACGCAGACCCTGACCTTGTTGACGGTTAACGGTGGGCTTGCGGCGACTGGCACATTTAATTCGTGAGGTGAGTAATGAACTCTAATCATGTAGGTGCTGAGTACCCTAATTCGTTTGGGTACTTCTCTGTTGCTGCTGCTGACGCTGTTCCAGTTAACGCCGTTAGTAACGTTGCTGTCGTGATGGGAGTGACGGGTACGTCATTCCTGGCGCGTCAAGCCATTGTCTACAACGCCAACGCTTCTGCTGCTACTGCAAACGTAGCAATCCTCACGAGCGGTGATGGAAACTTGGCAAATGCCATTTTCACCACCACTGCCATTGGTAACGTGACTGGGAATACCAAGTACCAGTTCCTTACTGCTAACACGAGTGTTAACACTACTCTTGTTACTGCCAATGCTTTGTGGGTTGTTGTCTCAACGATTGCAAATGCAACGGTAAGCGTGAATGTTCTTGGCGACGTTCTTGTTCTGTGAGTGAAGTTTTTGTCACTAACTGTAGCGACACCGATTTAGCAGACCGCTATTCCGGTGTTGACTACAGTTTCAAAAAAGGCGTTGAGGTATCAATTCCTGTTGATGCAGCAACGCATATTTTTGGGTATCGTGACACAGATAAATTGCCTTATGCCGTAAGGCTGGGGTTTGTCCGGCATTCGTCGGAAGTTGAGATTGGACTGGATCGTTTGGCTATGTTTAAAATTAGCCCGACAGCCGCGCAGGACCGCATTCCCTCGGCGGTAGGCGTAGTACCCCTGCCCGTCCGTAAAACGGCGGGGGGAAAAGTCTCCTGAGGGTTTAGAATGGCTGGATTATGGCAACCCTCAACTCATACATCACAGATTGCAGAAGACTTCTCCACGATGCCAACGGGAACTTCTGGACCAATGATGAACTCACGAGCTACATCAATTCTGCCCGTGAGAGAGTGGTTAGAGACACTGGTTGCCTCCGCACCCTTCAAATATCCGCTACACCACTTGCGCCTAACGGCACTGCCGCCATTTCCTGGTCTTCTGGCCTAGCAGTTACCGCTGGTCAGTACGTTTTCTCTAATATCTTTATCTATCAGGTTACGGTTGGTGGAACACTGGCTACTTCAGCTCCACCATACCCGGCTTCTGGTAGCAATTTCCCGCCGTCAACTGCGTTTACAAACGGAACAGCAACCCTGCTCTACGTCCAAAACGCAGAGATTATTCCGTTTTCTGCCCTTCCTAACGGCGCATCTACGCTAGACGTTCTCAATATCAATATCTACTGGGGTAATTCCCGTATTCCGCTGCGTTACTTACCCTGGACAAACTTCAACGCCCAGTTGCGTTACTGGCAGAACTACGTTGGACGGCCTGTGTGCTTTTCAACTTACGGTCAAAACCAACTTTATATCTCTCCGATTCCAGACCAATCTTACAGCATGGAACTAGACACGGTTGTTCTGCCTACTGAACTGGTTCTGTCTAATCCAACTGTTGCAGACTCTATTCTTGATCCGTATACTGTTCCTGTGGCGTACTACGCTTGCTACAAAGCCAAGTACAAAGAACAGAGTTATGGTGAAGCGGAGATTTTCCGGCAAGATTATATTCGCCAGGTTCAATCTGTCCTGACAACCGTATCTACACGCCGCATCCCAGACCCCTACAGCAGTTCTTACTAAATGGCATCTCAAGAACAGAAAAAAAACTATGCTGTTCTCAAGAGATTCCGTGGGATAAATACCAAAGCCCAGCGGACGGCAATCAACGAGGACGAATTTGCGTGGCTAGAGAATGCCATGCCTATTGGCGACTCCAACATTAAGATTGTTCCGGCGCAGTCTGCGGTATCTAACAGCACCAATAGTGCCGTTGTCTTTGGCAACGTAGTTACTTACCTAACGTCTACCAATATCGACCAAACCGATTACGTTGTCGGTTTTGAAGACAATGGTCGATCAGAGGCATTTAATTTATCTTCTAACGTTCTGTCTAACGTAGCCGTGTCTGGCACGTTTAGCAGTGCCAACGTATCTACCGCGCAGTGGAAAAACGAACGGTTGATCATTGGTGACCCGTCAAAAGGTCTATTTAGTTGGAACTCTAACAACGTTGTATTTATAGGTTCCGTAGGTTTAATAGCAATCACAAACCCAGGTAGTGGGTATTTGACTGCTCCTACCGTGACTATTGGCTCGCCTAACGATTCTAACGGGGTACAGGCTACTGCTGTTTGTACGATCGTCTCTGGTTCTGGCGGCGTCAGGGCCGTGCAGGTTACAGCAGGAGGTAGTGGGTATACATCAGTCCCAACGGTGACTATGGGCGCTCCTAACCTGTCTGGAGGCGTACAGGCAACGGCTATTGCAGCCATCCAAGGTGGTGCTGTTGTAGCGGTTTCTGTGGTTGAGTCTGGATCTGGGTATACGTCAGCTCCATCTGTGAGTTTTTCTGGCGGTGGAGGCTCTAGTGCAGCCGCTACAGCCATACCATCTACGGGTGGAGTTAACTCTGTAACGCTCACCAACGCAGGAACAGGTTATACCAGCCCCCCTACCGTGACGTTTACGGGCGGTGGCGGCACAAATGCAGCAGCTATAGCCCAGATTCTGACCTTCAAAAAAGGCACTGTAAGCGTTCTGGTGACCAACGGTGGTTCTGGGTATACGTCTACCCCTACCGTGACGATTGCAGGGGCTGGAACGTCTGCTAATGCCGTTGCAGTGGTCTTGGGCAACTCTGTCTCATCTATTGTGATGGACAACCCAGGGATTAACTATTTAGCCAATACTACGGTAACCATTTCTGCACCGTCTGTTCCGTCTGGCAACACTACAGCCACTGCTACAGCGGTTGTCAACACAGATGAGATTGTTTCTGTAGCGACGTTCTCGGGTAGAACCTGGGTTGCAGCCGGTAGAACCGTGTATTACTCGGCAGCAGACTCTTACAGTGACTTCACCGGGGCGTCTGCCGGTGCTTTTGTCATTACAGACTCGACGTTACACGGCAATATCCGTGCATTACTGTCTGCCAACAACTTCCTGTACATTTTTGGAGATGACAGTATCAATGTCTTCTCTGATGTTAGGGTTGACACTAATGGGCAGACATTATTTACCAATACTAACGTTTCTGCAAGCGTAGGAACAAAGCGGATCTACGCTATTTTCCCGTTTTTCCGGTCTGTTCTGTTTATGAACGACTACGGAATTTATTCTCTTGTTGGATCTACTACCAGCAAGTTATCAGACGATCTAGACGGGGTTTTCCCTAACATAGATTTCTCTTTGCCGGTTTCTGGTGGTCAGGTTCTACTAAATAACATCCTATGCGCGGCATTCAACTTCACTTACAACGACCCGGAAGTTGGTCCGAGGCAGGTCCAGGCCGTCTTCTTCGAGAAGAAATGGTTCATGACCTCCCAAGGGGAGTTAGATTACATCACTTCCGTCCCTTCAGCCGGTTTAATCCGACTGTACGGCGTAGACGGAAAGAATCTGTACCGTCTGTATGCCAACAGCACAGCGCAGGTAGCGAGTAAAATCAAGACTGCTTTGATGCCTATGGGAGATGCCATACGGACAAAGCAAGCATTGAAGTTTGGCATAGAAGCCACCTTGTCAGACTATACTACGCTTACGGTTAGCGTAGATAATGAGACTTCTACGGGTACGGCGCAGTCATATACGCTGACTACGTTCATAACTTGGCTTAATAATTTCTTATCTGCGGTGACTTGGACTAACAACAGCAATAATGTTGTTAACTGGACGCCTTCTAATAGCTATGCTTTGTACAAGTCAGACGCGCAGCAGTACGGTAAATATTTGGGGTTGACAATAACCAGTTCTAACGCAGCGTTTATTGTCAGCACGTTTGAATTTGAACACGAATTGAGAGTGAGATTCTAAAATGGCTGTAACGTATACCTTTTCTACGCAGAGTGGGTCTATACCGCTGGCACAACTAGATGCCAACTTTGCTACGCCAATCACGATTGGCAATACGTCTGTCCAGTTAGGCAATACAATCACTACGCTCAACAACATTACCCTGGCAAACACGACTATCAGCAGCGGCAATGTCACGCTGACAAACGTGTCTGTTACTACGGCAAACGTTACTACCGCAAATATTACAAATGCGGTTATCGGTACGGCAAACATCACGACAGCCAACATTACGTCTGGCGTAATAGCTACCGCAAACATCACTACCGGCAATGTTGGAACGTTGACGCTCACCAACGCTCTGGGAACTGCGTTTGGCGGTACTGGACTAACGTCATTCACCTCTGGAGGTGTTGTCTATGCCAACAGCACAAGTGCTTTGGCTACTGGGTCTAGATTGACATTTGATGGGTCTGAAGTATTTAAAAATAGCGGTGGAACAATCCAATATAACGATGTAAGTGGAAGCGCTGCGGCTGGAACACGATTTTCTGCTGGAGGTACTTTAGGTACTGACAGTTTTGATTTGTTTCAAAATGCTTCTTTCGCAGGAATTTACAACAGAGCAAGTACACCAATTGCATTTGCTATTTCCAGTACCGAACAAATGCGCCTGACCAGCACAGGGCTGGGGATTGGGACGAGTTCGCCTGCAAGTAAACTTGATGTAAGAACCTCATTAAGTGCAACGGCAAACCCTCAGTGGGTTTCTGATTTTTATGCAATTACTTCAGGTTCAACCGATAGCACTTATGGCGGAGGCATTCGCCTTTACACAAAAAACCTTAACGGGAACTATTGGCCAGCCGCGATTGCCGCAATCAACGATACTGGGGGAAGTAATTTAAGTTCACTTGGTTTTTATACGGCGACAGCAGGTGCAACGCTGAACGAACGGATGCGCCTCGACTCCTCCGGCAACCTTACTGTTCCTGCTATGTACAGCACAACAGTTACTACGCCGAGGAACGTGTTTATTGATTCAACTGGCAAGATGGGTGGTATCTCTTCTACCCGTGCCAGCAAGACTAATATTTCTCAACTAGACACTGCCAGTTGGATATATGAACTTAATCCAGTCACTTTCAACTATCTTAAAAAAGATGAAGAAGGTGAGTATCTAGAAGAGTTTGAGGAAGAACAACAGTTTGGTCTTATTGCGGAAGAGGTTGAACTTGTAAAACCAGAACTGTG